ACCTTTTCTCTTTGCAGACCAATCTTCAGAGACAACTTCTGGATGTCCTTGTCAGCATCAATATGCATAGGAATATCCGCTTTCAGAATCATCTTTGGATTTGGCTCCCAACCATTATCGCGCATGTAGTCCATATCCAATGTGCCGGCAAAATATTCTGTTTTCATCTTTAGAAGAATCTTATAGTCCTGCTCCAGCCTCTGAAGGGTCAGTCTCTCAGTAGCCAAGAACTTTAGATATTTGCTGTGTAGTTTTGGTGTTTCCAGAGATTCATTATCAAGTTGCATCTTGTCAATAACGGAGTCTTTGCTCCAGGATTCAAATATTTCCTCAAGGGTCAACTTTGTACTCCTTCTTTATATAAATAAAAGTGTAGATCGCGATGTTGACGCATCCATCTACTCTAATGCTTATGAGGAGCACCAGCTTATGCTTATTTATTACGTTTATGCATACATTAATAGAAAAACAGGATTACCTTATTATATAGGTAAAGGTAAAGGTCGTAGGGCTTTTGTTCCGCACGGTCGAATAAAAACGCCAAAAGATAAATCGAAAATTGTATTTCTAGAAATTAATTTGACTGAGTTGGGGGCGTATGCACTGGAACGTCGGTATATACGATGGTACGGACGCAAAGATAATAGCACAGGCATTCTTCTAAACAAAACAGACGGAGGTGAAGGTGCTACTTTTTGGACCGGAAAACTGGCCCAAATAAAAACAGAAAAATGACTGAAAGTCAAAAAGAAAAAATATCAAAAAGTACCAAACAACGACTTTCAGATCCAACGAAAAATCCTATGTTTGGAAAAATAGGTTATTGGGCAAACAAGGTTGGTCCGAATTTAGGAAAAATTCATTCGAATGAAACGATAGAAAAGATGAGAGGGGAGAGAGGAAAACAGAAAAACCCAGCTCCTTTATTAGAATGTCCGCGATGCCATAAAATAGTTAAAAGAGGCAATCGTTGGCATTTCAATAATTGTTCTTATTAGGTTACATATCGTATTCATACTTATACATTCTATAGGAGAACTCCATTGAAGCTGTGATGAACCGAATATCATTTGCGTCTGTCTGTAAAGTGAAACCGGACAACCTAATAGGTATCATATCATAAAAGTTGACAGTAACATTAGGATTCATGTTGGCATCCAGTATCACCAAAGATGCGTCAGAATACACAGCATGTTCATCGTATCTCTTATTCTTATATATCACAGAAGATTGATCGAAGTTTTCTGGCTTACCTAACGCTGTCAGCCAGTCATACATCTCAAAGTAACCACGCAAATCTTCATCCAACTTGAATGTGATTGAGAGTTTGTCATAGTCCAAGTGTTCGCCTGGTAGAGGAACTTTGACGAACGGTGTTGGCATCTGAGCCGGCTGCAAAGATACACCAGGAAACTCCACTCTCTGGATGAAGTAATTGAAGTTTGGTGATCTAGCAATATCAAATCTAAATCCTACTTGACTTAGAAAGTTGATGTTGCCTGGATTATTTGTTATGGCGTTCATAGTTCCTCCATTGATACATTATATATTTATCGTTTGTAAATGAAGGTCATTGAACCTGAGTTCCATATTCTCTGTAGTCCCAGAACATCAACCATATTTTTCTCAGACATACCATTTTTTGATTCTGGAAGTTTTCTTTTCATGAATGTCGTTCTAGAAGCCCTTATTGTGCTATGATCTGTCAAATACCAATACGATGGTTTGTTTATTGACACAAGTTCAAACCCGTGTTTTTGATAAACATCCCCATATGAATATGACAGGTCTGCATATGTCACTATATCTCCTTCGTGTTCTTTCATAAAGTGTGATAGCAAACGAGAAAATCCACCAACAACAAGCGAGTTTTTCAGAACAGAAAATCTGACTATTTCCCAAGAACAAAACTTATTGAATCTAGGTTTGCTAAAAGTCATCATTGCAACAAGATCGTCATTGTGATACAATCCTAGTTTCACCGATGCTGACGAATATCCTTGTATGTGATTATCATCAAGAAACATTCTAGATACATTATTATTTACATTGCCGATAACACAGTTTCTAGCATAAATCTTATTTACGCAAAATCCTAACCTGTTTGCTATCATGGACTTCACGAGTTCTTTGTTGTTTGTCCATGTGTCTTCCCACACATGTAGAAGATAAACACCATTTTCTCTGCATAGAGCAGTTTTGTTGTGGTGTGTCATTTTACCTTTGAACTGTTCAGTATGCCAATATAGACCGTTATATTCTATTGCCATTTTACTTTCTGGTATGTAAATATCAAGTTCGTGTCCGATAAGACTTCTGTTGTTTGTTTCATACTTGACACCCAAAGAATCCAAATACTCACAAATCTCTATTTCGCCTTTAGAACGAAAGTTTCTATTTCTCTCGTATGAGTTTCTGGGTTTTCCGTCAATACCGTGTTGTTGCATGAAACGGCTAACAGTAGCAGAAGAACTACCTAAAAGTTCTGCTATTTCTCTTACCTTTAGATTTTGATTGTTATAAAGATCATCTATGGTGTCTTTATTTTTCAGTTTCATACCAACAGAATATGAGGATTCATTATACTTTACTTTAGGTATGTTGTGTATTTTGATCCATTTGTTTACAGGAACAATAGATATACCAAGTTCGTTGGCGATCATCTCTTTAGATTTTCGCAAGTTTATGCGTTGATTATAGAGCCAGTCTTTGTCTGAAAGAAGATTTTCTACAGATTTATCAACAGTCTTATCACTTCTAGAACATGTAGGTCCACAATATTCAACAAATCCTAGTTTAGGATATGCCTTGTTGTAGGTCGTGGTGTTACCACACTTTTTACATTTTGGTATTTGTTCTACACATGTTATTTCGTTTGTGTCACAATACTTTTTGAGCGCAACAGGAACTTTTGTGTATATTGCTTCGAGAAAATGCATATAGTTGTCCATTCAAACATCGGATAAACTATATATGATTTTTGTTGTTTTGTCAAGACAAAAAGAAAAGGGAGAGAAGTTTCCCTCTCTCCCTTATTTATGTTCCAAAAGTGAAAAGTGTCACTTTTACAGAATATTGTTCACCAGGGCCCTGCGGTAGTACAAGTTGGTGCTTTGGATTAGCTGACCAGGGGTATACCCATTGGGGTTAGCACCAAAGGCAAATGGGTTGGCAACTACGCCGTAACGAGTCTTGAATCCGATCTTGGGCTGGAAGGTGTCCTGACCAACTGCACGAACCATCTGAAGTGGAACATATGGGCAGTAGAACAGACCAGCATCGAATGCTGAAGCACCCTTATAACCAACAGTCAGATAGTTACCAGCAGCATAGGGATCGATATAGACGCGAATGCGACCATTAAGAACACCAGCGAAGGTATTACCGGTATCATCTACCTCAAGATTGTTGCTGTTAAGAGCAGGAGCGTAATCAAGAACACCAGCCATCTGAAGAGCAGAAGCAACATCTGATGAGCAGACCAGAATGTTGCCCTTACCACGGCGGGTATCTTTGGCGATGCGGTTGGCTTCACGCTCGATCTGGAACATCAGACCCTTGAACTTCTCAACTGACCAACGGCCGTTTGAGTCGATGTCAAGGTCGAACACACCAGGAGTGGTTGTCTCAGCAGCACCCTGATTGGCGGTGAGGTTGATGGTACGAACGATTTCGCGGTTGATTTCAGCAAGAATTTCTGCTGAAAGGATGGTTGAGAGTTCAGTCTCAGCATCCAGACCGTGAATTGCCTTCAGATCCTGGGCAAGTTCGATGGTGTATTCAGCCTTCAGGGCGCGTGACTGAGCGGTCACGGTAACCTTGTCGATGCTGAAAGCCATCTGATTGAAGTCAACGTTACCAGTTGAACCAAGAGCTTCTGACTGAGCAGTATTAGCACCACCAGCAAAGTTATAGGTCTGTGAGTTGCCTGAAACAACAGTGGCGGTGTTCACACCGTAGATGCCACCCCAAGTCTGATTGGCTTGGCCAATGACCTGAGTATTGCCTGTGCGACCATAGGTTGACTGGCCGGTGTTAGCTTCGTTGTAGAAGGCATTGGCACCGCTCTGATTGTCGTACTGAGGACGAAGAGCAAAGATCAGGCCGGTAGGACCAGTCATTGGCTGCACGCCGCAGATGTCATAAGCGATCAGGTTAGGCATAGCGCGACGAACCAGCGAGATAAGCACTGGATCATAGTTCTGTACACCACCAGAAAGTGATGTTGCAAGTGAACCTGTGGTCTCAGACAGCATTGATGTCTGACCACCTTGGGCACCCTCTTCGATGAGAGCGCGCTCGGTGTTCTCTAGAAGCTGGGCGATAACGGCGCGCTTGTGGCCGTTTTCGATGCGAGGCAGAGCGTCATGCTCAAGGATGGCACTCCACTTCTGTTGGATTTCGGAATGTAGACTCATTATTGTAACTCCCTATTCTTTTTTGAGTTATGATACTTTATTTATGATTTTTACTTCTTTGACAGTCTTGCAAGATGATCCGCATATACTCTCATATTTGAAGGCACTTCAGCCGCTTCATTCTCTTCTGCATAAAAATCTTCAGTTAGAGGTTGAGCATTTGTGTTGGTCTTCTTTTCTGAGAAATATGTTTCCTTGATTGTCTCCGCCTTGGAAACGAAATCGTCGGCATCAACATAGCTGATGCTTTCTGCTAGAGAAATGAACTTCTCTTTCTGTGAAAGAGCCATAC